GATCGCTCAGTGTCTCGTGGGCTCGGAGATGTGTATAAGAGACAGTAATAAGAGTATCCTAAAAAGTTACGGAGGTGATAACGGTGCTTAACACAAATGAGCTTAAAGCGGCAATGGTAAGAAAGGGTCTTACTCAGAAAGATGTCGCTGATAGTCTGAATATTTCTGCGAAAACGCTCAGTAACAGGATTTCAAGAGGTGTTTTTGGCAGTGATGAAATTGAATGTCTTATGAAACTTCTTGACATCACTGACCCTATGCCTATTTTTTTTTGCAAAAGCAGTAACTTAAAAAGTTACTTGCAATCAAAACTAAGGGGGTGAGAAAATGGCAAAACTTAAACTTATTGACACAAAGGACAAGTTCCTTCTTGAAATTGACGGAACAGAAATTCCGTATGTTACAAGCTATCAGATAACACGAACGGTCAGCGAGGTTGTACTGCTCAAACTGGCTCTCAGCGTTGCTGATGTTGAATCAGTCGAAATCGTTTCAGACAAAATTACCAACGAAAAATAGGAGGTGTACATATGCCGAGAGAAAGACCTATCATCAATTGGGATGAAGTGCCGGTGATAATTGATGTGCCGTATGTGGCACGGTTGCTTGCACTTAATGTTGATTATACAACACGGCTTGCACAAAGGGGCGTTCTTCCTGCCCACAAAATCGGAAAGCTTTGGCGATTTGATAAGGAAGAAATCAGACAATACATAAAGGAGCATTAACAAATGTGGCATTTAAGAAACTACCCGACACGCAGAAAACTGCTCAAAGATGTGGAAAACCTCAGAGCAGAGAACAGACATCTCAGCATTGAGCTAAGGAACGCAAGAACGGACCTTGCACTCGAAAAAACAGCGTCAAGCGGTTATAGGCACGAAAACCGAGAGCTAAAACGCAAACTCAAAGCCCTTGAAACGCCTGAATCCGAATCCTTCGGTTTTGAATGTGTGGGTGTCAGCAAATGTCGAGGCTAAATAAAACATGGACGGCCGATGAAATAGATTATCTTGTATCTGCTTGGGGCAACGTTAATATGGCCACTATGACAAAACACCTTGATAGATCCGAATGTGCAATAAGGCTAAAAGCCGGTAAGTTAAACTTAGGACCTTTCTTGACTAATGGCTATAGATATATCACAATAAGCAATCTTTATAAACTCATTCGTCCAAACACTTCTGCCACTTATTTAAAAACATCGTGGGTAAAAAATAGGAATCTGCCTACTCACAACATATCAAGAAGTTCAAAAACAAATTTTACTGTTGTTTACATAGATGAATTTTGGATTTGGGCAGAGAAAAATCAATATTTTTTAGATTTTTCAAAACTTGAAAGATATCAATTGGGACCAGAGCCCGATTGGGTAAATCCAAAACGAGAGGCAGACATATTAAGGAACAGTTTTATTAAAGCAATTCCATGGACAAGCAGAGAAGATAACCTTCTCAAAGAATTGCTTATAAAGCAAAAGTATGGTTACAAAGAACTATCACAAATATTGTGTCGTAGTGAAGGTGCTATACAGCGCAGAATTAATGACCTAAACATCAAATACCGTCCTGTAAAAGCTGATAACCATCAAAAATGGGCTGAATCTGAATACACTTTACTTGGTGAAATGATTAAATGCGGAAGCAAATATGAAGAAATATCCGACAGAATCGGTCGATCAGTTAAGGCTATCAGAGGACGTGTGTTCGATAAGTATCTCACGGAAAATCTTGATAAAGTGCGAAATTACATAGGCAACGGAAACTTTGGAGACGGAACGCCTGACAAGCCGTTAAAATACAAGCGACTTATGTCGGACGAAGAAAAAAACAAAGCTAATCTATTGCTATCAATCATCGCAGGAGATTTACTTTGTGTTGCAAAAACGAACTCAAATGTTGATGAGGAATACAGTGAATATTGGCAGAAGGATATGTGCTTGAATTGGAGCAATATCAAAGGCTGTATTGCATGCGAAAAAGATTGCGACAGTTGCACATCGTTTAAAAGAATACCCGTACAACATTGTAAGCGTTGCGGAAAAGATTTTTTTGAACGAAAAAGCGCTGACTTTTGTAGCGATTGCAGGTCAGCTCGCCTATATCAAGCGCGAAAAAAATATGCAATACTTCAAAGAAAAAAAGAAAAAATCCGCTGAAGCTCTGCAAAGCCTCAACGGATAGCAAGGATATAAACAATATAACCACTTTGATTATATCCTTTATTGATTAAAAAATCAAGAAGGAAGGTTAAAAAAATGGAATTTTGGTGCAAAAACTGCAACAATGAATGGGTTGATGACGAACAGCCGAAAGAATGCCCGAAATGCCACGACTGGCAGTTTGAAGAGCTTTTCACCTGCGAGGACTGCGGACGAAAAGAAGTTCTCGAGGACTTTGACTTTGGAAGATTATTCGACGGTAAGTGTTATGACTGCTTTAAGAAAAGCGTAGCAAACTCTGACGTCAACGCTTTCGTGATTTGGTATGTCTATTGCTACAACCGCAACGAGAGTGAAGCGTTTGAAGCTAAAGACCTTATTATTCAAGAAGCCTTTAACTTTGAATTTCGCAGAGAAAGCAACAAGCCGGAACACAAAGTGTTGATAATAAGCTTATTTGATTATCTTGTAAACAATGTATTTGATTCTAAATCTATTCCGAGTGAATGTGAATTGAAAATAATTCAAAATGTTCGAGATTGGGTGTTCGATGATATGTATTTCTTCTACGATTGGTGGTGCTTGAGAAATGGTAAGAATAAAAGCTCCGTGCTATGGCTGTCAGACGAGAAGTGAACGCTGTCACAGCGGCTGCGAAAAATACCTTGAGTATAAATCCGAACGCGATAATCGCCGGGCCGAACGCTCTAAGAATTACGATTTCATCGACTATATCTGCCACAAGATAGATCTGAATGCAAGGGGGCAAAAATGATGCCACAAGAGTTCCCAAACGGCGTTTCATATTTCACAGACGGCGAGATTTCACTCACAGTCCATTTTCCCGAAGATAAAGTAAAATGTCACTACTGCCCGTTTTGTCGCTCAGAAAGCGATTTAAACCGCTACTGGTGTAGGCTGACAAACAAGATGATTTACAATCCGTACATACTCGGATTGCCCGATAGCTGTCCGATTGAATTTACGAAAAAATGAAAGGAGATTAGTTTATGGGTATGCCTGTTTTAATTTACGGAAAATCAGGTTCAGGCAAAAGCCGCAGCCTTAAAAATTTTGGCGAGAACGAAATATTTCTTATAAATGTTGAACGCAAGTTCTTGCCGTTCAGAAAGAAATTCGACTATGTCCTAAAGACTGACAATGTGCCTAAAATTCAAAGGTCACTTTTAAAAATGCCCACAAAAACGGCTGTTATTGATGATGCAGGTTACATTCTCACAAACCGCTATATGCGTGAGAAAGGGCAGGTCAAAAACACATTTGAAACCTATGACAATATCGGCAATGATTTTTGGAGCTTGTTTGAATTTATCAAAGCCGAGTTACCCGATGATGTTATTGTTTACATAATAATGCATGAAGAAACTGACGATTATAACAACACAAAACTGAAAATGATGGGCAAGGTCCTTGAACAAAAGGTTTGTGTTGAGGGCATGGTGTCAATTGCTCTTCGTTGCATTACCGACGAAGAAGGTCACCATTTTGTGACAAATTCGGACGGAAAGGACATTTCAAAATCACCTGAAGAAATGTTTGAAAACTTAATTATAGACAATGATTTAAAAGTCGTTGATACAGCTATCAGAGAATATTACGGAATTTAAGGAGAATCTAAATGAGAGCATTTACAAACTATAACAATGTACAGGAGTACACCGACAGCATAAAACTTCCTGCCGGTGCATACAAAGCAAAAATCATCAGAGCAGAGGAACAGGACAACGCACTTTGTATTCTGTTTGATATTGCAGACGGCGAGTACAAGGATTTTTACCACAAGAAGTTCGGCAATGATAAAAAGGCTTTTCCGAACGATGCAAAATTCAAAGGAGTTTTCAGACTTCGGTATCCGTCAGGCAATGAGTACGATGAGAACAACGAACGCAAAATGAAAACCGCACTCAAGAAAATTTGTGAAAGCAACAGTCATCTCAACATTGACTTTACAAAGGAATGGGACGGTGCATTACTCAAGGATTGTTGCGTCGGCGTGGTATTCAGAGAGCAGGAATATAACTACAAAGGATATCACGGATTCACGGCACAGCCTTTTTCATTGATTACTTTGTCAGACCTCAAAGATGGAAATTTCACAATTCCCGAACCGAAGTATCTGAAAGGCTCAACCGCAAATTCACAGCAAAGCAATGGCTTTTCCGATATGCCTCTTGATGAAGACGATGACCTACCATTCTAATTATTTTTTTCGGGAATTGCATAAAAGTGTGCAATTTTTCTTGAAAAAATCCCCATATATAGAGGGAGGTTTTACAGATGGGTATGTTAAGACCGTACCAAGACGAGCTTGTCAATGAATTATATGCCTCTTGGAACAATGGCTTTAAAGCTCCTTGTATAGTGTTGCCGTGCGGTGGCGGTAAGTCTGTAATCATTGCAGATATTGCGAAACGGTTTACCGACCAATCTAAAAATGTACTCTTTCTTGTTCACAGAAAAGAACTTTGTGAACAGATAGAAAACACTTTTAAAAATTGGGGCGTAGATATGAATTTTTGCAAAGTCGGTATGGTTCAAACAGTTTGCAGACGCCTTGAAAAAATGCCAAAGCCATCGCTTATAATCACAGACGAAAATCATCACAGCAAGGCTAATTCATACAGAAAAATTTATGATTATTTTTCTGATGTAAAGCGTGTCGGTGTTACGGCAACACCTGTCCGTCTTGACGGTTCGGGACTTTCGGATGTCAACGACAAACTGATTATCGGCGTTAATGCAAGGTGGTTGATTAGAAACAACTGCCTTGCACCGTATGATTATTATGCTCCTCCGCTTGCAATCAAAAATCAGAAGTTCAGAACACGCAACGGTGATTTTGTAACAGGTGATATTTTGAACTTTTACGACAAACCGAAAGTTTACGGCGATATTGTCAGCCACTACAAAAAATTCGCCGATGGCAAGCAGGCAATAGCTTACTGTGCGGCAATTGTGCAATCAGAAAAGTTGTGCGATGAATTTATTTCAAACGGAATTAAAGCTGCTCACATAGATGCTAAAACTCCAAAAGAAAAACGAGCTGAAATAATCGAAAAATTTCGTAGCGGCGAAATCAAGGTCCTTTCAAATGTGGACCTTATCAGCGAAGGATTCGATGTTCCCGATTGTGAAGTATCAATTCTTGCAAGACCTACTAAATCGCTTACGCTTTACATTCAGCAAGCTATGCGATGTATGCGCTACAAACCGCATAAAAAAGCAATCATTATAGACCACGCAGAAAATTGGGTGCGTTTCGGATTACCTGATGATGAACGGGAATGGTCGCTTGAGGGCAAGAAAAAGAATGAAATAAAGGGCGTCGCTCCGGTGAAAACCTGCCCGAATTGTTTTTCTGTAATTCCTGCGTCACTGAGAATATGTCCGCATTGTGACTTTATTTTTGAGCAAAAAGAAAAGAAGCAGGCAGAAGGTAACTTGGTTAAAGTAACGCCCGAAATGATACTCAAACGCAAAGTGAGTAAATATCTTACACCTTCAGAATGCGAGAATATGAAGGAATTACAGGAATATGCGAAACAAAAAGGATACAAGCCCGGCTGGGCATATTATCAAGCAAAATCAAGAGGTTTTTTAAATGGCACAAAAAGAGGAAACAATGCTGCAAAACGCTATCCGTGTAAAGCTGTCGGAAGTCGGTTTGGTTCTTAGAAATAATGTCGGCACATATCTCACGAGATACGGCGCACCGATAGCCATAGGAGTGCCGGGATTGTCCGATTTAACGCTTTTCGCAAACGGCGGTACAACGGTATTCATTGAAATAAAAACAACCACGGGACGGCAATCCAAACAGCAAAAACACTTTCAGGCTTTTGTTGAAAAACTCGGCTATGAATACATAATTTTAAGAAGTGTAAAGGAGGCCGAAAACCTGTGCTCAAGGCTAATGAAATTGAAAAGCTGATTAAGGGCAAGAAGTCATTGCCTCCTACGGCTGATTATTTTGAAAAATTCTACTACTATGCACTTGATGTTTGTATAGAGCGTTATCATCAGGACAAGCTGACGAGAGAGGAATTAAAGAAATATCAGCTCGGTTACAAAGAAATTTACGAACAGTTAGTTATGTGGCTTGAAATACTTGGACGGCACAGAGAAATTGAAAAGGTGTTAGGGCATGCCGAACTTTGTGTTGATGGTTGTGAAAAATGCCGAGAGGTTGCAAGGCTCATTGATGGGAGGGATAAATGTGAACGAAGATAAAGACATAGTAATGCCAAATTTTATGGTAGATACATCACTCAAAGATTGTGTAAATATACTCAGCGACACACGGGCAGGCAAGTTATTTAAACTCTTGTTTGAGTATGCAGAAAATCAGGATATTGACCAAAGTCAGCTTGATTCTGCCGTAAGACTTGCATTCAATGCTTTTAAGCCGGGGGTTGACAAAGGCAGAAAGAAATACATATCCGTTATCAAGCGTAACAGAGAAAACGGCAAGAAAGGTGGCAGACCAAAGAAACCCAAAATAACCCAAAATAACCCCAAAAACCCAGTGGGTAATTTGGAAACCCAAAATAACCCCAAAAACCCAGTGGGTAATTTGGAAACCCAAAATAACCCAAAAAAGCAAATAAAAATAAATAAAAGTAAAGTAATATCTAAAGATATTACTTTACGAAAGGTTTCTTCCGCAGGTTTGCCTGAGGGGCAACCTGCTCCGAAACCCGAGTTCAGTAAAATCAGAAATTTTTATAAAGATTACACAGGCTTTGATGACGCGTATTTGTGTGATGAGTTTGTTCAGAAGATGGATAAAAACGGTGTTGACTGGAATGAATGGGAGAGCAAGCTGTTAGCCTATGCGATAAAGACAGGAAAGTTAAATGAATAAGTGCGATGAATTTCAGCAGAGCATAATCGGAGCGTTACTGCTCTATGATGACATACGCTCCCTGTTGTTGACGAAGCTACAGAAAAGTGACTTTACGGATGGACTTGCAGTTGAGGCTTTTGAAAAAATTTCCGAGGATGCTCAAGCTGACAAGGTTGCAATATTCGGAAAACTGTCTGATGGTGCCAAAGCATACGCATTGACCGGTTGCGAAAACGCTCCTCTTGAAGTAAATGCCGAGGCTACGGTTGATTACTTCGTTGAACAGTCGACGCAGAATTGGCTTTTAAGTCAAACGCAGTCGCTTGCATTATCTTCAAGTGTAAGCGTTCCGGAACTCAAGGGAATTATCGAACAAGCCGAGAGCAGAACGGCAGTATCGACCGATAACTCACAAAAGTATCTACAAGATTTTTTTACTGAACTTAAAACCGTACCGACAGGTTTTGAAAGACTTGACGGTTTGCTCTGCGGTGGTTTTGTCGAGGGGACAATCGGCACGATTGGGGCGAGACCTTCAACAGGTAAAACGACTTTTGCACTTAATGTCCTCAAAGCGTGCCTTGACTGCAAAACTGTATTTTTCAGCCTTGAAATGTCAGGACGAATGATTTATGACCGATTAATAGCTGATAGGCTTGAGATTGAATACAGCCGAGTACATAAGCACAAGCTGAACGAAAACGAATTTGAAGGAGTTAAGAAAACACTTGCAAGCTACAAAAATCTGACGGTAATTGATGATGTTTATGAAGTCGAAAAAATCGTATCGTATGTTTACGGTAATAAGCCGAAATTTGTAATAATCGACTTTGTTCAGATAATTACATCTCAAAAGAATTTTGCAGACAACAGGCAGAGAATTGACTATATCAGCCAAAAGCTCAAGAAATGTGCAAAGGAAACAAAGTGTTGCTTTTTAGTGTTGTCGCAGATTACAAGGGCCGGCAAAGAAAGACCTACAATGTCAGATTTAAAAGAAAGCGGAGGTCTTGAGCAGGACAGTGATTATGTAATTCTTTTGCACAGACCGTATGTAAACGATAAGCAAAGTGGAAAGTCAAAACCTTCTGAAACCGAGGTTATACTCGATAAGAATAAATTCGGGAATACAGGAGTTTTGAATTATAATTTCAGTGGAATATTTCAACGGTTTGAAGAATTGCAAAGCGAACCCAATACAAGCAGAATAGCACGCCCATTAAGTACGATTACACCGGCTGATGATTTGCCGTTTTAAGAAAGGAGAGCAAACGATGAAAGCGAGAATACCGCCTAAAATCCCGAAACAGCTCAAACAGGAAGCTGAACGGATTGCCAAAAACGCATACGAGCAGATCCGAGAAAAAGAAAACAAGGACATCACACGCAGAGTATTTAAAACAATGCTGTATGCTTTGCATAAGGATTTCGGCTTTGGCCGTGACAGATGCGCAAAGGCACTAAAGTCTATGACCGAAATAATTGAACACTCCGACACTGACGAAGTGTTTTGGGAGCATATCGACAGGGTTGTCATCGACAAGCTGAAACTTGAATTTGACAAACGAGATTACACCGACAACGGAAAAGTTGTTAATTTTGAAGGAGAATGAAGAAAATGAAACTCAGACAGGAAATCAATAACACCCGTGATACGATTGACGGTGAACTCAATCGCATTATGGTCACAGATGATATAGAAGAGATAAGAGGGTTGACATATTATTTATTCTGCAACATAAATGACCTTATCTGCAAGAACCAACAAAGAATTGCCAAATCGTTGAGAGGTGAAGAAAATGAAAGATATTAAAAACATTACCGTTAATTACGATAACGACGACACAAAAGTTGTTGAAAAGGGACTTGTTATTGATTTTGGTAAACTTGATAACGATGAGGGCGATGTTTGCTTTAATATGTGTAACATCAAAGGTAAGGATTTGCATTTGATTGTAAACGCTGTTGTTGCGTTGGCGCAGGAACTTGGTATGCTTGACGAGGAGCGTGATATAGATTGACGGTTAAAGATTATTTATATTCGGTCAGGGTTTCGGATAAGCTGATCAAAACGAAAGAACACGAGCTGTCGAAACTTAGGCTGAATATTGCACAGGTATCGGTTAAGCAGAACGAGCCTGTTAAGACATCGGGAGTGAATGACCCTATGCGGATTGTTGACAGGATTGCAGACCTTCAGGCTGAAATCAATCGGGAAATTGACAATCTTGTGCGGTTGAAAACTGAAATCCGCAGTAAAATCAACGCACTTGACGATTACCGTTACATTGCAATTTTGACCGAGTATTACATAAATTGTCAGAGGTGGGAGGATATTGCCGAGAGTATGGAAATGAGCGTAAGGCATACCCTGAGATTGCACGGCGAAGCGTTACAGGCGTTCCGAAAAAAGTTCAATTTCTCGTAAAATTATTTTGAAATGTCATTGAATGTCACCCTTACCCTGCGTATAATGGTATTATGAAAGTTTGACAAACAGGACATATGTAAAACTCTCCTAAGATAAAAATCGCACAGACCGCTCTCGTTTGAGGGCGGTTTTGTGTTGTGAGGTGAAATTGATGTATAAAGACAAATGCGGTACAGGTTACGAAAATAGCACAAGAGCGATTTTTCAGGGTGCAGGAGAATATGACATCCCGATTATTGAGCCTACAAAAATTACAGAAAACAACTTTATCGGATTTAATGAAGTTTTGAGCAGTAAGCAGAACAACTGCGGTGTGCATTTCTTTTTGGAAGATTACCAGTTTCAGAGGTTGTGGAATACACCCGACAGGTACATTGAAAAGCTACAAAATTTTAATTGTGTGTTGTCGCCTGATTTCAGTCTTTACACTGATTATCCGACAGCGTTGCAAATTTATAATCACTATCGCAAACATTGGATAGGTGCATATTTACAGCTCTACGGTATTGAGGTGATACCTACAATTTGTTGGAGTGATGAAAAGAGTTTTGAATGGTGTTTTGACGGCGAGCCTTTGGGTGGTACGGTTGCCGTATCAAGTGTTGGAACGCAGAACCGTACGGAATCAAAAGAACTGTTTTTGAAAGGTTACAAAGAAATGATTGAACGCTTACAGCCTGAAACAATTATCTTCTACGGCAGAGTCCCCGAAGAATGTATGGGAAACATCATCAACATCAAATCGTTTCAGGAAAAATTCAGGAGGTCAAAATAATGGGCGGAAGAGGCTCTTCAAGCGGTATAAGTGATAAGGGAAAGAAGTACGGTACAGAATATCACACAGTTGCTCAATTTGGTGAAATAAAAGTAATTCGTATGAATGGTAATACTTCGATAAAAGCTCCTATGGAAACTATGACAAAAAATAGAGTGTATGCTACTCTTGACAAACAGAGCAACATCAAAAGTGTTACTTTTTATGACAACTACGGCGAAAGAATAAAACAAATTGACGTTAAAGGTAGACCTCATAATGGAATGATGCCACATACCCATTTGGGTTATGAACATAATGAAATTGGAGATCGTCAATTGACTGATAAAGAACAGAAATATGTAAGTGTATTATTGAATAAATGGGAAAGAAAACACTTGAATATTTAGAAATTTATTGATATAATATTATAAACGCAGGGGATAGTTTAAATAGGAAAACAGTTTTTACAGATTCCGGTGCAACTCCGGAAACCTGTGTTTAAAGACAGTACAGAAATGTGCTGTCTTTTCTTTTGCTTATTTTTAGAAAGGGCGGTGATACCGTGAAAGACAAATTAAATGCAAGACAGAGGAAGTTTGCGGAATATTATGCGCAGAGCGGTAACACCGTTCAGAGTGCTATACAGGCAGGATATTCCGAAAATTACGCAAACGCAAGAGCGTATGAATTGTTGGAGAATGTTGGAGTTTCAAAATACATCAAGGAGCTTTCCGATAAGCTCAAAGATGAGCGCATTATGAGTGCAAAGGACAGACAGGTTGCTTTGTCCGACATTGCAAGGAATGACGGGCAGGACACCTCTGACAGAATCAGGGCTATTGACACGCTCAACAAGATGACGGGCGAATACACCGTTAAGGTTGACGCAAAGGTTGAGCAGTCCGAAAAGCTATCCGATGTGTTTAGACAGTTGGGTGGTGAGGGATTGAGTGAGTAACAAATTCCCGTTGTCACAAAAGTATATCGACTTTATCAACACAACAAATGTGTCGGCTGAATTTCTTGAAGGAACTACAGCGTCCGGCAAAACTACCGTCGGAGCAGGCGTTAAGTTTATGCGAATGGTGTCGCAGTCGCCGAAAAAACTCCACGCAATTGCCGCCAAGACTACGGGCAAGGCTGAGGAAACTATAATTCAACAGGACAACGGTATTCTCGACCTGCACCGTAACGCAGTTTACTGTGGCAACGGCGACAAGGATTACAAGCTGCCGCATATCAAGTTTGAGGGCAAAATTATCTATATTCTCGGTTACAGCAGTCGGGATAAGTGGGAAATGGTTCTCGGTGCGCAGTTTGGGTGCGTTTATATTGACGAAATCAACACCGCCGATATCGAGTTTATCCGAGAGATGTCAACCCGTAATGACTATATGCTTGCAACGCTGAATCCCGATGATCCGAGCCTGCCTGTGTATAAGGAGTTTGTCAACCGCTCCCGTCCTTTTAAAAAATATGAAAACGATGTTCCTCCCGAGATTACTGCGGAGCTTACCGAAGAACCTGTACCGAATTGGCGGTATTGGTTCTTTTCTTTTGCCGACAATTTAAGTCTTACGCCCGAGCAGATTGAGAAGAAAAAGAACTCTGCACCGAAAGGTACAAAGCTCTATAAAAATAAAATCTTAGGTTTGCGAGGCAGAGCAACAGGTCTTGTGTTCCCGAATTTTGAGAGGGCAAGACATATCAAATCAAAAGAGTGGGCAGGAAAGTTTTTGAACTGTAACCGCAAGTCGGAACACTTTGTTCAGTTCACCGCAGGTCTTGATACCGCCTATTCGCAGAAGTCGCCTGACACTATCGCAATGACATTTTACGGCATTACCAATCACGGCAAGTGTGTTCAGCTTGATGAAAGAGTTTATAACAACGCTGAAATGCAAACACCTATTGCCCCGAGTGACACGGTGAAGAATTTTATTGATTTCCTTGACCGCAACCGTGATGAATGGGGCTTTGCACGCACGGCTTTTATTGACAGCGCCGACCAAGCGACTATTACCGAATTTCAAAAGTATAAGCGACAGCACGGCTGTGTCTATGACTTTGCAAATGCATGGAAGAAAACGAAGATTATCGACCGAATCAATCTTGTACTCGGCTGGCTTGCCACCGACTGTTATTTTGTGCTTGAACATTGTAAAAACACGATTGCCGAGTTTGAAATTTATAGCTGGCGAGAGGATAAAGACAACACACCCGAGGACGGTCACGACCATTGCATTAACAGCGGTCAATATGCGTGGCTGCCGTTTAAAAATATTATTGGAAGTGAAATAAATGGGGCTGATTAACAGAATGGCTGAATCTATCAGATCTGGAATTAAAAACTTTTTGCAGATTACTCCTGCAAGCGACAAAACAATTACCGTCACCGAAACAAGCAATCATCTGACCGAGTGCTTTATCAATCGCATTTGGTATTGGGGCAACAGCAGACAGCTTGCGGAGCTGTACAGGCAGATTGATACAAACAAAACTATGTTTTGGGCGGCAAAAAGCACAAAGGGGCTTGAAATCCGTAAAATACACACGGGCTTGCCGGCACTCATCTGCGAAACGCTTGTGAATATCGTAATTTCCGACTACAACGGCACAGATGTTACAAGTAAAAATTCAACCGCTTATGCAGAGCGTTGGGAAGATATTGAAAAGCAGAACAAATTGTCCGACACGGTTAAACAAATGCTTCGTGACCTATGTGTTGTCGGTGACGGTGCTTTTAAGGTCAGTTTTGACACGGCTGTATCAGATGTTCCGATTGTTGAATGGTATCCTGCCGAAAACATCGACTTTACATATGTGCGTGGCAGAATCCGAGAGGTTAAGTTTTACACCGATTACACGCAAAAACACCGCCGTTACCGCTTTGAAGAAACATACGGTTACGGCTATATTCACTATGCTTTGTATGATGACAACGGCAAAGAGATTGACCTGCACACGGTTGACGCTCTTTCGTGGATTGATTCAAAGGGTGTTACATTTGACGAATCATATATGTGGGCTGTACCTGTCCTTTACGGCAAATCGTGCCACAAGGGCAGAGGTGCAGGCATTATCGGCATAAAAACAGACGCTTTCGACAGCCTTGATGAAGTGTGGTCACAGTGGATGGACGCACTCAGAGCCTGCCGAACAAAGCAGTATGTGCCTGATTGCCTTGTTCCGAGAAATCCCGAAACCTGTCAGCCAATATCGCCAAATCCGTTTGACAACCGATTTATCACCGTGGGCAACGATATGTCTGAAAACGGCAACGGCAACAGGATTTACACCGAAAGTCCGCAGATTCAGCACGAAAGCTATTTGAGTTCATACATTACTGCCCTCGACCTCTGCTTACAGGGCATTATATCGCCGTCAACTCTCGGCATTGATACGAAGAAGCTTGATAATGCAGACGCTCAGCGTGAAAAGGAAAAGACAACCCTTTACACAAGGCAGAACCTTGTGAAAATTACGCAGAACGCACTTCAAAGCCTTGTTGCAGTTGTACTCAATGCAGACGGTGAACTTAACGGCAAGGGTATTGTTGAGGGCTTGGAAGTATCCGTAAACTTCGGCGAATATGCAAATCCGAGCTTTGAAAGTCAGGTTGAAACCGTGTCAAAAGCAAGACAGGGCGGTTTGATGTCAGTTGAAACCTCGGTTGACGAGCTTTACGGCGACAGCAAGTCGGAGGATTGGAAAGCCGAAGAGGTGCAGAGAATTAAGGAAGAACAGGGCATTGCAGGCGAAGAAGAAAAATCGGAGCTTGACGATGTGGACCTTACCGACACAGAAGAACCTGACAATAACGCAGATGATGAAGAAAATGCGGAAAATAATGCAGAAAAAGCCGAAAGCAATCCCGAACAGAACGATACACAGGTAAACAATGAGTGATTACAATATCAGAGAAGTCTTTGAAAAAATCGAAGATGAACTGATTGACAGCATGATGAGAAATTTCAGCCGTCACAGAGCCGAAGAAACCAAAGAGGGTTACAACTGGACACAATGGCAGGCTGAACAGCTCAAAAGTCTTGAAGAGTACCGTAAGCACAACGCAAAGAAATTTGGCAAGCGTTTCAAAACCATTAACGGCAAGGTTGAAGAGATGATTCGCACCGCCAAAGCTGACGGAAATGCAAGTCAGGAGGCAGAAATTCTTGAAGCTGTCAAGGAAGGTTTCAAGGCTCCGAAAAAGCCGTCAGCACACAGCACAGCCGAGTTTTTTAAGGTGAATGGCCGTAAACTTGATGCACTCATAAAATCGACCACAGACGATTTAAAGAGGGCAGAAACGGCAGTTTTGCGTATGAGCAACGACAAGTACCGCAAGGCGATTTTTAACGCACAGGTTGCAATGAACACGGGTGCGGTTACATACGAAAAAGCCGTTGATATAGCTTGCAAAGATATGCTCAACGCAGGTCTTAATTGTGTGGAATACAAGAACGGTGCAAGGCACACGCTCTCTGATTATGCGGATATGGCGGTTAAAACAGCCAACAAAAGAGCCTATCTTCGTGGCGAGGGCGAAAAGCGAGCCGAATGGGGAGTATCCCTCGTTGTTGTGAACTCAAGACAGGGCGGTTGCCCCGATTGTGCAAAATATATCGGCAAGGTGTTTATTGACGATGTTTATTCAAACGGCAAAAAGTCAGACGGAAACTATCCGCTTCTCTCAACCGCAATCAAGAACGGTTTGTTTCATCCGAGATGTAAGGACAGCACAAGTACATATTATCCCGAACTTGATGATTTGGACGCACCGTTGTCTGAAGATGAAATCAAAGAGCTTGACCGTCAGCGAGGAATTGAGGAAAAACAGCAGTATGCACAGCGACAGGCAGAACGCTTTGACCGCCGTGCCGAATACAGCCTTGATGAGGACAATAAACGCATTGCCCAAACCCGAGCCGATGAGTGGCACGATAGGGCGAATACGCTTGAAGAAAAGACAAAGCAATTCTCACTAAACACCAATGAACAGAAATATTACAGACCTGTTTTTGAAGAAGATATATCAAAAACTTTTGAACGCAAAATTGAGGGCGAAACAATTACAATTGATACCCACAAGGCAAATACATTGTGTTATAATGTTTATATTTCAGATAAGGTAAAGCTAAAACGAAAAGAACTTCATAATTTTGATATGCAAGTGAGAAAAGCGTTTGATATGCTCGGAGAGGTTGAAACAAGCGGAAAGCCTGAAATTTGTATTGTCACTCCCGAAGAAATGCGAGTAAATGCTATTGCTTCATATATGCCAATGCAGAATGTTCTAAATGTCAATTCAGCATACTTTTCAACAAGTGATTTGTCAGATTTACAAGAAAACTTGGCTTGTCCGCAAGACGGATTGAGTACAATTCTTCACGAACTGATTCATTGGCAAGACGCTAAAAATTACAGAGCAAAATTCGGAAGTATTAACGATTATTTTGAATATTGCGATTACCTTAATAAAATTTATGCTCCAAAGGTTGAAAAATTGATAAATAACGGTTATAATATAGAGGATATAAGTGAGTATGCTTTTGAATGCTTAAAAGATAAAGCTATGGATGAAGTGTATAACGAGTACAGAGTCAGCAAACTTTTAGGGTGATGATGGTATGAGATTGATACAAACTGAAGAACAAAAATCTCTATGGAATGCGTTTAAGCCGTACCTTGTAACAAATGGTTTAAATGTCACTTTGCGTGAAGATGCTCCACAAGAAGCTAAAGATGCTGAAGCACTTTACAGTAAGCTTAGAGAGAAACAAAAAATGCAATATCTAAAAGATAGTGGCATAATCTAACCGCTCCGTAAAAAGGGCGGTTTTGTTATATGCAATTCACAAAAACAGCATAAAATTACGAATTGAGCATTTTATAATCGACAGCAATGTTGATTATAGGGTGCTTTTTGCATTTAAACCCGTCGATTTCGACCGGTTTAGAAAGGTGGTGACAGAATGAAAATCAGAGTAACAACAGCATTTAATGACAGGCAGAACGGTTATGTAACCCGACCTGTGAATGAAGTTTTTGAATGTTCCGAGCAGAGAGCAAAGGAACTCATTGACGGTGGTTTTGCAGAAGAGGTCAAGCCTGACGCTCCCAAAAAGCCGAGAGCCAAAGCAGTTAAAACAGAAAAAACAGAAAAAGCGGATTAAGCACTTTACGAATATGTAAGGTGCTTTTTTATTGTCCGAAGACATTAAACTACGGGAGACACCGTGCAAAACTGAAACAGAGAGACACTCTATGAACTGATTACGGGAGACACCCGAAAAACTGAAAGGATATGAAAAAATGGCAGAACCAAATCCAACACCAACCCCCAATGAACCGACACCTGCACCGCAGGGAACACCGCAGGGAAACGCTCCTGCCTTTGATTATGACAAGCTCGCAAGCCTTATTACAGGCAAACAGAGCGTGACAGAGGACACCGTTTTGAAGTCATATTTTAAGGAACAGGGATTGTCAGCCGATGAGATGAAAGAGGCTATCGGTGCTTTTAAAAAGCAGAAAGCCGAGAACACTCCCGACTTTGCAAAAATGCAGTCGGAAGTTGAATCTGCAAACAACGCAAAGCTCACGGCAGAAGTCAACCAATCGGCAACCCTCGAAGCCGTAAAACAGGGCGTTGACATTGCAACCGTTCCGTATGTGCTTAAAATTGCAGACTTTTCAAAGGCTGTGACAGACGGCAAGGTCAATGCGGAAAAGCTGACAGAGGCTGTTAAAAAGGTGCTTGACGATATCCCCGCACTCAAGGGCAAACCTGCCGAGAACGGCACAGGAGTTAAGAAAATCGGCGGTGACGGCAACGGTACATCGGATGGTACAAAACCAAAGGCAAATGTTCCTACCAAAAAATGGAACAGATTTAATATTTAACCAAAGAAAGGATTGAAAAAATCATGGCAAACACAAATAACTATGCCGAGCAGTTCAGCCCTGATCTGCTCGAAATTCTTGTTCAGGGCACACTTACATCACCATTCATCACTTCAAATGTAAAGTGGGTTGGCGCAAGAACTTTCCACTTCACACAGATGAGCACATCAGGCTTTAAGAACCACAATCGCAACGGCGGTTGGAACAAGGGCAAGTATGTTCAGACCGATGTTCCGTTCACCTGCGAACACGACCGTGATATTGAGTTTCTCGTTGACAAGGCAGATGTTGACGAAACTAACGCAACCGCAAAGGTTGAGAATATTTCAAAGGTGTTTGAGCAGACACAGGTTGCTCCCGAAACCGATGCACTTTTCTTCTCAAAGGTTGCAACAAAGGCTCAGGCAACAGACGGATATCATTCTTCAACAAAGACATCGGAGTGGACTAAGGAGAACGCTTATTCAAAGCTCAAAACAATTCTTTCTGCCGGCAAGCTCCGCAGATACAAGGCAAGAGGCACACTTGTTGCCTATGTGACATCTCACATTATGGACTGCCTTGAACAGTCAACAGAGTTCACTCGTAAGATTGAGCTTACACAGATTGCAGAGGGCGGTATCGGCATTGAAACAAGAGTGACCGAGATTGACGGTTGCCCTATCATCGAGGTTATTGACGATGAGCGTTTCTACGATAACTTCAACTTTAACCCCGATGACGGCGGTTTTGAGCCTGCAACAGGCGCTCACAAAATCAATGTTCTTGTTGCTTGCGGTGAAACCTGCAAGACTGTTCCGAAGATTTCAAGCATTTACTTCTTTGCTCCCGGCTCACACACAGAGGGTGACGGCTGGCTCTATCAGAACCGTTCGCTTTCCGACACATTCGTGTTCCCGAATGGCAAGGACGGCAAAATTGACAGCATTTATGCCGATGTTGACACAACGGCGGTTGCGTAATGTATGCTGATTACATTGAACATCAGGGTGGAGATGAAAACAGTATTATCTCTGCCGAACACATTGATGTTCTGACTTTTAACCGCATTGATTTTGAAAAACTTTCGGAAATGCAGAAGAGAATCATCGGCAGAGTGCATAGCAGACTTACTGCTTTTGAAGAAGAAAATGCCGATATGATTTCTTCCTATCTGAAAAGCTATTCAATCAACGGCACATCAATGGAATTTGGCGCAAGCTGGAATTTAATGTGTATCAGCGGAGTGGCAATTCCTGCCGACCTCTATGCGTTGCTAAAATCAACGGGACTTTGTTATCCTGCAATCTGAAAGGTGCGTGAAAACCGTGAAATTTCCGTCACTTGTAAAAAGCAGTTCTGCAAAACTCCTGTCGAGGTCACAATCTACGGTGAGGGAATAACCGAGGACGGCTCTCCTGTTATCGCATTTGAGTGCAAAAACCTGTATCCCTCCGAAAATCTTTATCCGTCAAATATATTATGCGGAGGCAACGCTGTGTGCAATGTGCAGTCAAAGGCAAAGACGGTCTATACCAAAGAGCAGAAAATTGTTCAGGTGTCGGCTGTCTTGCTTTTTGACGGCGACATTGCTCCCGACAGCCCCACTTTAAGCGGTGGCTTTGTAATCCTTGACGGCGTAAAACGAAACATCGTACAGGGTACAAAACACCGCAACCCAGACGGCAAAGTTAATTTTACGGAATTGGATGTGATTTAATGGGATTTTCGGTATCATCAAAAATCAAACTCAATATGCCTGTTGTAAAACAGCTTGATAGGGCAAAGCAACAGGCTCTTGAACAGACAGGTGACGCACTTCTTACACGGGTGAAAAACAAGCAGGTAATGCCGTTTGATACAAGCATACTTCAAGACGATAGTACCGCTGTTGATTATTCACAAAGTGCAAAGGGGATAGTTAAAATTGTGTCAGATACTCCGTATGCAAGACGGTTGTATTTTCATCCCGAGTATAATTTCAGCCGTAAGGAAAACATTGCCGCCGGCGGTAAATGGTTCTCACCGTGGCTTGAGGGCGGTACACGGCAGAATTTTTGCAGTCAAACATTCACTAAAATATATAGGAGAAATACAGGACTTTGATTTACTTATCGGACATCAGAGATTGGCTCAAAAGCGTTACCTCAGCCGAGCATTATTACATCGGCAAGCTTGACAACAAGCAGGACAGGTCCATCGGTGTGTATTCATTAAAGCAGTCGGGAACACCCACAAGGGCAATCGGCGGTGAAAGCACCTACGATACAATAAGCGTGTCTTTGCTTATCCATTACACCGACAACGCAAGAGAAACCGAGGAGTTTGCACGCAGACTTTACGAAACGCTTTACGGCATTAAAAATGTTGAAATTAAGGAACACAAAATCTATATAATCGAACTGCTCACGGAAGAACCCGTTGATGTGGGAACAGACGACAAGGGTGTGTATGAGCAGGTCATTGAAGTTAAATTTTATTACGAAAGGAAGTAATTTTATGGCAAAAGTTGAATCGGGAGTATTCCCGTGCTATGAAAATCAGTTTGCGGTTGGCAAGGCAGGAACAGAATCCGCCACGACAAATATTGCTAACTGCGAAGAATTTTCTGTTGCATTTGACAACGGTGTCGAGGAATGGACAGCCTTTGAAAACGAGGGCTGGAAGTCAAGGCTTATGACAGCAAAGTCAATCACAATTTCGGTAAAGGGCAAGCGTACAATCGGTGACGCAGGCAATGACCAGATTGCCGCCCTTGCATTTGAAAACGGCAGAAAGACAGAAGTTTCGTTTATGTGGACCTTCCCCAACGGTGCAACCGTCCTCTTTAAAAATGCAGTTGTATCCGTTACATCAAACGGTGCAGGCGCAAGCACGGGTGTTGCTCCGCTTGAATTTGAAGTTATGTCAAACGGTAAACCCGTATATACAGCAGCCGCTTAAAAAACGAAAGGAATGAACGATTATGTCAAAGTTAATTGATATTACAGACAAGCTTAATTTTGAGGAAAAGCCGAGTGTCAGAGTTAAAAATGTTGACCTTGCAATCAACAATGACGCAGTTTCAATGCTCAAAGTTGCGGCACTTTTTGAGGACGGCAACGGTAAAAGTAAAGATGTTATCGAAATGTATCATCTTCTTTTTGATGAATCCGAGAGAGAAAAGATTGAAAAGTTAAAGCTGAATATGCACGATTTCAACGCCCTTATCAGCGAATCTGCCAAAATTGCAACAGGCGATTTGACTGACGAGGGGGAAGCTCAGACCCCGGCTACGACCTGATTGATGACTTTGATTTAATCGTGTCAAGCTTTCGCTCGGAGTACGGGGTCAGCATTTATTCAAAGGATTTTGCTAAAATGAGTTGGAATGAGTTCTGCTCACTTCTGCAAGGCTTAGGACCCGAAACACCGCTTGCAAGAACGGTTCAAATTCGCCTTGAAACCGACAAAGAAGTCTTGAAAAACTTTACTTCGTCACAGCATAAAATCCGCAACAAATGGCGGTCAAGGAATGTAAAGCACTATTCAGACGAAGATATGAACACCGTTCTTGCAGAATTTCAAAACTTTTTTGCTAATCTGTAAATTTGTACATAAATTTCGCTGTATCTACAAAATTCTTGACAATGTTAATATATAGTGATATAATGTAACATACACTAACAAATTTATTAAGGAGAGTGTATGTTTATGAAATGTCCACATTGCGGAAACGAATTAAAGGACGATGCAAAATTTTGCGACAAGTGCGGTGCAGGCTTTGGCGGAAACGATTCAACCTCGGCAACCGTAAATCCTGTAAATGCGAAGAAGAAAATTTACAAGCGTTGGTATTTTTGGGTTATTATCGTTGTTGCTATTATGATTGTTGGCGGTGTAAACGGTGCAATTAACGGTAACAGCGGTTCAAACAAATCAAAGCAGGAAACTACTGTTGCAAATCAGAGTTCAGAAAAAGCAACTGAAAAAGCGACAGAAGCACCGACCACAAAAGAAGTTGCAACAGAAAAGCCTACTAAAGACCCGAAGAAGGTTGAAAAAGAATTTAAAGACGGTTGCAAAACAGTCGACTTTAAAACTCTTTCAAGAAACCCTGACAAGTACAAAGGTAATGACTACAAGTTTGAAGGTCAGATTATTCAGGTTCAGGAAGGCTGGGGCGATTCGGTTGACCTGAGAATCAATATAACCAAAGAAGAAAATGAGTATCTTGATGAACCATTGTGGACTGATACAATCTACGCAACTGTAGAAATTCCTGACGGTGCGGACAAACTCCTTGAAGATGATGTAATCACATTCTGGGGAACTTGTGACGGCGACTATACATATGAAACCGTAATGGGCAACAATGTGTCACTTCCGAAAATCGACATCAAATACTACGAACTCAACAACTAAAACAAAAAGCCACTCCAAATGGGGTGGCTGTTCTTTTGCAAAATTTTTAAGCGTACATCATAGCGGTGTGCGCTGTTTTTATGCCTGTTTTTAAAAAATCTAAAATGAAAGGAAGTGGTGAATATGGCGACAAAGGCGGGTGAAATTGAGCTTGATGTCAGGCTTACGGGGGATGATATTTCCAAAACATTGCATAAGATTTCCGATTCAATTACAAAAAAGTTTGATTCGGCATTTTCAAGTCTTTCAAAAGATTTTGAAAATGTAAGCACGGATATGAAACAGTCCTTTTCAAAGGTTTCGGAGGGCGTTTCTCAGAAAACCGAGAAAGAGTTTTCAAACATCAAAGGCAGCGGTGAGCAGTTAAGCAATTCGGTTTCATCTTCGTTTAAGAAAATAGGAATGGCTGTGGTTGCCGCTTTTTCTGTTGCAAAAATCAAGGAGTTCGGTCAGCAGTGCATTGAATCGGCTGCGGAAGTCAATGCGGCAAATTCGCAGTTTGAGCAGACATTCGGCACAATGCAGTCACAGGCAGAATCAGCCATTCAGAGCGTTGCCAATCAGAGCGGTATTCTTGAAACCCGATTGCAGGGCGTCGGCACAAGCATTTATGCCTTTGCAAAAACTACGGGTATGGACAGTTCAAGTGCTTTGGGAATGATGCAGGAGGCTTTGCAGGTAACAGCCGATAGTGCCGCATATTATGACCGTTCGCTTGAAGATACCGCAGAAAGCCTGAAATCGTTTCTCAAAGGCAACTTTGAAAATGATGCCGCACTCGGTTTGTCCTGTACTGAAACCACACGAAATGCGGCGGCTAATAAGCTGTATGGCAAGTCATTTACGGATTTGTCGGAATCGCAGAAACAGCTCACGCTTTTGCAAATGGTCAAGGACGCTAATCAGCTTTCGGGTGCTATGGGACAGGCAAGCCGTGAAGCAGACGGTTGGGAGAATGTAACGGGCAACCTCAGAGAAAGTTGGAAACAGCTCCTTGCCGTAGTCGGTCAGCCTATTCTTCAGGTGGCAACTCAGGTTGTAAAGCGGTTGAGTTCCGCACTTGCGACTTTAACGGAATATGCCAAAGGTGCGGTTGAATCGCTTTCAAAGGTCTTCGGCTGGGATACAGGCAATAACACCGCAAGCAATATCAAATCTGCGTCCGATTCTGCCAAAAGCCTTACGGATACGGCAGATGACAGTTCAAAGTCACTTGATAATGTTCAGAAAAGTTCTGAAAAGGCAAAGAGAAGTGTAGCGGGCTTTGACAAGCTGAATGTGCTTTCAAGTACCGATAGTTCTTCAAAGTCAGATACATCTTCATCAAAAAGCTCATCGGGCGGTTCATCGGGCGGAGCTGTTGCAAAGAATGTTGTCAAGGACACAAGTAAAAACCTTTCGGGGGCATTCAAAAATCTATACGAAAAAAGCGGATTCAAAGGCTTTGTTGATAATATTCAAAAAGGTATTAACAAGGTTGACTGGTCAGCTATAGGTAAGAACTGCAAGACCGTTTTTGATAATGCTGTTCCCATAGTTCAAAAGACATTCGGCACAATGCAAAAGGTCGGTTCTGCAAAACTCGGGGCAATCGGCTCTGCATTCGGAGCGGTTGCGACAATCGGCGGAAAGTCGTTTCAGACCATTTCAGGCGGTGTTGCTAAGTGGATTTCAAAAGACAGGGAAAAGATTATCGGCTTTATCGACACCATAGGTAACAATCTTACAAACGGCTATAACAACCTTTCAACCTTTTTTGATAATTTCGGTACACTTGCAGGCAATGCAATTGACAATGTTCGCCCTCAAATGGAAGAATCAATTTCCAATCTTTTAAGCGGTCTTACAACCTTTGCAGGTTCAGTCGGCGAAGTTGTTTCGGGTGCGTTTTCAATCGCAACCGAAAGCCTTGTTGAATGGACAGAAAATGACGGTGCAACAATCACTGAATTTCTCGAAAATTTACAATTGCAGTTTGCAGATGTGTTTAACTTTATCGGTCAGATTTTCGGAGATATCGGAACAATTATCAGTAATTGGTGGAACGGCAACGGACAGCAGATTTTTCAGAATATCTGCAATATGTTTACCAACATCGGCACAACCCTGATGAATGTTTACAATCAATGGATTAAGCCTGCGTGGGATTTTATCGTAGCAATCGTAAAATCAGCTTGGGAAAACTGGCTGAAGCCTGTTTTTGAAGGTGCAATAAACTTCTTCGGCAAGGTTGCAGACTGTGTTTCAACCGTGTGGAATAACTTCCTGTCACCGTTTGTAAACTGGCTTGTCAGTTTTTGGGGACCTATATTTCAGAATGTTTTCAATGCCGTAAAAAGGGTGTTTGATAATGTGTTTACATTTATCGGTGGGTTGGTTACCTCTATACAGAAAACATTCGGCGGTCTAATTGACTTCATTACAGGTGTTTTCTCAGGCGATTGGAACAAAGCATGGCAGGGTATCTACGACTTCTTCAAAGGTATTTGGGACGGCATTTGTGCCGTGTTTAAGTTTATTATAAACGCTATCATTGACGGCATAAATGCGTTGTGGACGGGCATTTATAATTTCGTTTCGGGTGTTGTTAATTCAATCGGCGGAATTGCGGGTATTATCGGAGCGGCTTTTGGACAGGATTGGAGCTTTTCAATGCCTGAAAATCCGCCTCTTATTCCGAGATTTGAAGAACCCACGGAATCACCGGCACGAAAATTTGCAAAAGGCGGTATTGTTAAAGCTCCGACACTTGCGGTTGTCGGCGATAACGCAGGCGCTAACAGCGGTAACCCTGAGGTTATTTCCCCTCTTAACAAGTTACAGGGTATGCTCGACAATTCGGGCGGTCAGGATACAGTGATTCTCACACAAATTCTTGACCTGCTTAAACGCATTTATGAAATGTTCATTATCTTTCGCAATAACGGCGGCAACACTTATTCGTTTACTGCCGAGCTTGAGGGTTCAACGCTTTTTGAAGAAATGATAAGACAGGATGAGCTTTACAGACGCAGACACAACGGTAAATCCGCATTTGCATAAAGGGGGAAATGATATGTCAAATTATAACGGCTATTTGCTTAAATTCGGCAACAACATAATGCCGAATAAGTACATTACCGCATTTTCATCAACTCCGAATCAGCGACTTGAAACTTCTGCGGAACGAGATCAGAACGGTACGCTTCAAAGGGCAACGCTGCCAAATTACAAAACAAAAATTTCGTTTTCAACTCACATTCTTCATCTTGACGAAAAGATTGATTTTCAGTCGATTATCAACCTCTCAATGGCGAATAAGTTACAGAGGAAGTGCAGGGTAACTTATTGGAACGATGAAACGAACAGCTATTACACCTCTTATTTTTATATTCCCGATATTGAATATACCGTAATGGATGCCGAAAAGAATGATATAACCTATCAGCCGATTACTGTTGAGCTGATTGAGTATTAAGGGGTGATTCTTAAAAATGCTTGTATCTAAAGAAATTGCTGATAAGCTGAAAACAAACACACTTTACAACACCGTTGCCCTGCATTCCCCCGACGGCAGTTTTGAGGATATAACAGGTGAAAGTATCGTGCTTGACAGCTTTTCGCTTGAAAATGAAATCGTTGAAAAAGAATTGAAATTCGGCGGTTGCATAGCCTCTGAAATGAGCGTGAAACTCATTGATTATGATTGCTCGGCTTTGATAGGAAAGACAGTACAGGTCATCATAATGGCAACATATCTTGAATCAGAGTTGTATCCGTCAGATGATTTGTACCCGTCAAATACTCTTATTTGTCCTGCCGAAACAGGAACGGTTGAATGTCCTGTTTTCTACGGTAAAATTCAGTCGGCTCAAAGAGATAAAAAACAGCGTAACATCGTCAAAATCACAGCCTATGACGCTTTTTATGATATGTCAAAGGTGGATATGTCTTTGTGGTTTGCAGGCAAAGAGAACGAGGACGGCAGTTTTGCTTATGGTTATGCGCACTATCAAAAAGACGATAATTTTAAGAACTTTTATTCAATAATCGCAGAATTTGCCAAAGATTATGCAATTACAGGGGTTTCACCGCCGAGCTTATCTGTCTTTAGTGTACCGCTGAAATTTGATGATACCTGCGTGGAAAAGGTTATAAAGGACATTACCTTGTCAGATTTAATCCAAGCTTATGCAGAATTAACTTTGAGCTTTGCCGTTATAGATGCCGACGGAAAAATGCGTTTTAAAAGGCTGTATTCTCAATCTTCCGTTGAAACAATCGATTCGTACAAAGATTTATCCTTTGAAGATTACGAACTTGAGCCTATCCGTATGTACAGTGCTAAGTTTGCTGATAAAAAAGCGTTTTTGTATGGCAACAGTAACGATTTTTCGTGGTATGTTTCCGATAACATTTTGATGAGGTGCAGAACAACAGCAAGTGATATCGGCACAAAATATAATTCTGTTAATTTTTTTGGTGATGTATATAAATACCGCCCGACAAAAATTAAGCTGTTTTCGTATTGGTGGCTTGAGGCAGGCGATAAGTACACAATTAAAACTCCGTTTGAAGATTTGCCGACAATCGAAACATTTGTGTTCAATAAGAAAATGGACGGATTTATAACTGCCCTCACATCAAAGGGCGAAAAACGATTAGGAAAGGAAGTAAAAGAAAATGAACAAATACAATAAAATTGTCTTTGTGAACGGCTCTGCTCCGCCCCTCAATGCCGACAACCTCAACCATATGGACGAGGGGATTGAACAGGCAACAGACGGGGCAATTGCACTTGAAACCGAAATAGCCACGGCAAGAGGCGGTCAAAATTCACTCGGAGCAAGGCTTGATAAAACAGACAAGAGTATTGCCCGAAAGCTCGATTCAATGCCGTTTGACAGCGAGCCAAAAAATAACAGCCCGTGTTATCTCACAAGTGGTACGGTTTACAATGCTCTGCTTGTTAAAGCCGATAAAACCGCCTTGGCGACTAAATACGATTCGTCAAATATCGAACTCGGCACAGCTACTCTTACTCCGTACTCTACTCAGATTGATAAAATAAAATCTGCAACTTGCCTTTATGAAAAAATTGGCGATATCGTTATTGTAAATGTCACCGTCATTATGAACGCAACAACTTTAGGCGGAACATCTACAATAGCTTTGCTCAATATGCCTTTCTCAAACAAATCGGATGTGATTGTTCATGATATCGGCATAAGCAAAAACGGCGGAATGTTCAGAGGAAGTGTAAATAAATCGGCTTGGTTGCAGTTTACTCCGCTCAATAAACAGGCTTATAATTTCGTCGCTGATGAGCAGGTAAACTTTTCTTTGATTTACAAAATATAAAAATAACGGAGGTATGAAAAATGGAACTTAAAGAAAAAATCACACTGGATATGCTCACAAGGGACAGCGTTTCGGTACTCAGACAGCAGTTTTTGACCTTTAACGGTGAAGAAATGCAGGTCGGCGGAAACATCCGCAATGCATATATGAACGACGAATCCGGCAGAGAACAGTTGAGAAAGGTTCTCTCTGACGAATATTACAATGCCGTTATGGCGGTGTGGGGTGATAATCCAACCGTTGACGAGCCGACAGAAAGCGAGGTGTAAACAATGAAAGAAAACATTTTACAGGCATTATTTGCCACGGTGTGTGGTGCTATTGTCGCATATCTTAACATCTTGCTTGTGCCGTTTGCGGTGATGATTGCGGTAATGATTATCGACTATATCACAGGAATGGCGCAGGCATACATCAGTCACACGCTTAACAGCCGTGTCGGTGTAACAGGCATTATCAAAAAGGTAGGCTATATCGTAGCTGTAGCGGTCGGAATTGTTGCAGATTATCTCATCAGCTCGGCACTTGTCAACTGCGGAATCGACCTGCGGATTAACTACTGCATCGGCATGATTGTTACGATTTGGTTTATCATCAACGAGTTGATTTCAATCTTAGAAAATCTCTCGGAAATCGGTATTCCATTGCCGAAATTTTTGGTATCAATCGTTAAAAGGCTGAAAACCACAGTCGAAGTAAAAACAGATGAAAGAGAGGAATAATTATGACAAATGCAAATTTTATTGAGCTTGCAATCTCAGAGGTAAGCAAGTATGTTTTAAATCACTTAGATAAGTCAGATGGTACACCTATTTTTGACATCTTTGTTGTGTGGTCATGTAAGACTTTGCAAAACCACAAATGCCTTATCAGCACAACATTACACGATGGTATGTACTACGAATGCACCTACAACGGCGATAAAAACGAAATGTATCTTGATGCATACAAAAAGTTTGAAAACAAAAAAATTATTTGCGAAAGTGAGGAATAATTATGAGTAACTCAAAACTTGTAAATTACACTAAATTATCGCCAAACCACAGCGGTAAACGCACACACAGTATTGACCGCATTACTCCGCATTGTGTAGTAGGTCAGTGCAGTGTCGAAACTCTCGGCAACATCTTTATGAACACAGCTTGTGAGGCAAGCTGTAACTACGGAATCGGCTATGACGGCAGAGTGTTGCTTTGTGTTGATGAGGGCAATCGCTCTTGGTGTAGTTCATCAAACGCAAATGACCAGAGAGCAGTCACAATCGAATGTGCAAGCGACACGGTAGCTCCGTACACCATGAACAGCAAGGTGTATAACAAACTCGTTGCACTCTGCGTTGACATCTGCAAGCGTAACGGCAAGACTAAACTGCTTTGGTTCGGTAACGAGGACAAAACTTTAAACTATTCGCCAAAATCAGGCGAAATGGTCTTGACTGTACATAGGTGGTTTGCAAATAAATCCTGTCCGGGCGACTGGCTCTATAACAGGCTCGGCAATCTTGCAGACGAAGTAACCGCACAGCTCGGCGGTAAAACATCAAATAAGGAGAATGAGGAAATGATTAAATTCGGTTCACACAATACGGCAACACTTGCATTCAAGAAACAGTTGATTACTTTATACAACATGAAAATCATTAAAACAAAAGTCGATAATTCAAACGGTTTCGGCGACGGCACTTTGAAGGCCGTCAAAGAAGCACAGAGAGCAGGTAAGGTCACAGTTGATGGTATTGTTGGAGAAAAGACAATCAATGCTATCTATCATCTTATCAATGACGGTATTAGAGCCAAAGACAGCAAAATCGCCAACGCAAAAAAGGCACTCAGCTGATTAAAACCTAAAGGACATTTTTAATGTCTTGACAAACACATAATTGCAAAAATATTCCCCTCACCTATAAGTTAATATAGGTGAGGGGATTTTCTGCTTTGTTATATAGCAGTAAGAATTAGAATTATTATAAACCTGTCTCTTATACACATCTCCGAGCCCACGAGACACTGAGCGATC